TTGAATTCCAAGTACATCATCAAACTGTCCACGTAGGTCACCATCGATAGATGGTTTACGTGCTACAACTATCATCATCTTGCCAAGAGGATTCTTGGCTTGTGATAAAATTAAATTATCTTTTGCTGGAACATATACAACTGATTGGTCTTTATCGTAGTAACGAATGATTTCTACTTGACCATTTAGGTCTTGCTTATATCCCATTCCACCAAGTAGTATGTTGTCATACTCTGGGAATTGTGCTACTAACTCACCAAGTGTCATTGTGTAGCGTTTTGCAAATGCAACGCATCGTCCATAACGGTCAAACTCTGGGTAAGCACCAATAGGATTTTCTACACGGATGCGAGGAAGTTTATCTTCGTCATCTAATTCTATAATAAACGGAACAAAGCCGTAGGTTATATACCAGTCTGCTCCTGAGTACATTTGGACCGAGAGGTCAGAGTGTGAAAAATAATTACTAGCAATACGAGTACGCTTATCGGCAAAAGAACGAGCACGGTCATTGACTTGATTAGCGGCTGAGCAGTTAACCGCTGGAAGAGGCGCCATAACCTCCGAAAGGTCCCTGGCAACGATATCAATAAAATTTGCAACGACATTAGCATCTACACCATCTGGAAAAAAGTCTGGATAGACTTCGGCGATTTTTCCTTTACGAACAGCAAGTACATCAAGATTACGGGCATCTCTTTCGCTGTTTCGATAACGTAACGATTGTACTCGTGCCGATATCTGCTCAATTGTTAAAGCCATTAGTTTCCTATCCGTAAGTTTCTTGCCATTGCTCTGCAAAGGCTTCGTCTAAATTAAGTGAACCTCTACTGGACTTCTGTGCCCTAGTAGCCCATCTATTGTTCTGGTATTGACCAATCCTGCTTGATGTTTGCATAAGTTCTCTACAGCGAATAACAGCAAACCATAAAGCCATTACACAGTCAGTAGGGTTCTTAGTATCAGGCTTCCAAATAATAAGTTGCTGTACTAAAGACTTAAGTCCTTCAGAGCCTTCGTTAGAAGGTAACTCTATTAGGTTGTTATCTTGGAATCTACCATCCCTGGCTGAACCAAAAAGGCTTGCCATAGATGCTACACCAAATCCAACATCCCATTTATTCTTGCCAGTAAAGTGTGAGTTAAGTTGACATCCATAGGATGCTAGATAATCACGCAACTCTGTATCCATAGCATAGTACTTCTGGTGGGCGTTAATTTCAACCCTAAACTCTTGTGGCTTAAATCTTTCCACCCACTCTTTAATCAGAGCGTTTTCTTTCTGTGGGGAAGGGTCAACCATGTTGACGCAATCCAAAACGTAAATTTTTCCATCTGCACGATTATAGGATACTGCTACGAAAGCAGAACGTCCTGTTACTGCAGGGTCAAAGCCAATAATGGTATAGGTTGAATCTATGTTCTTGGGGTGGCCTGCCGTGTCTTTTCTAAGCGGTCCACGCTTTCGCATACCGTTAACACATCCAGCGACAATTGTTGGCGAGAAGATAGAGTCGGACTGGACGTCTTCTTGCTGGTAGACCATAGCCCAGACTGACGGAGCCACTTCAGACCGCCTTGTAAAAAGCGAAGGTCCATCCCATTTGGGATATAATCCTTGCTCATTAGGTTCGTCCTGTTCTCCCTCTGCCCTATCTGTCCAAGGCCAAAGAGTTTTCCAATTTTTTGGGTTCTCATCAAATTCTAATACTGATGGCATAGCCATGTACGTAAAAGGAGTTTTTCCGCCAGTCCATTGGTCGGGGTCTCTAATCATCTTATATAAATCTATAGGTGCGACACGGGTTCCTACGATAAGCAGTTTACCGTGCCGCCCTAGGCGGGTGATAACTTCTTTTTGAAGCCATTCAATTTGCTTCTCCCACTCATGGGCATTTGCGTTCATCACCACATCGTCAAGGATAATCAGGTCAGCACGAGCACCGTAAATCTGTGACCCGAATCCTAATGCTTGAACAGTTGGGTCTTTCTCACCTGAGTCACGTCCCGCACCCAAGTAAATCATATCGGCTGACCAGGTTGGTGAATCTGCTTTATATCCACCATTAGGTCCGAAGGACACCTGGAGTTTGGTCCAGTTAGGATGGCTTAATCTTGTCTTAATCGCAGATAGGAACTTGCGTGCCATACCTTGCGTCTTTGATACAATAATGATTCTAACGTTAGGGTCTATAGATAGACGATAGGTAACGTAGTTGATGGTAAGTACAGTTGACTTAGCATGCTCTGGTGGAACGTTAATAAGAATACGATTGGTTGCTGCTTGCTCATAGGTCATGCTGGGGTGAATGAACCTTGGCTCTTTACCCTCGACCAAATCAATCCAAGACTTATGATGGTCAAACAATTTAGTCTCTAGGAACTGCTCTGAGAAATCCTCGAAAGAGATATCCTTAAGATTGGCTAGGTCTGATTTGACACCTTTGCCAGATAGGCGAGCCTTATCGGCTTTATCCTTAAAGTCAGGGTCTGCCATAGACCATTGACGGAAGGTAACATCGTTCCTGCCTACAGCCTTCATAGCATCTACTACGGTAGCCCCTTGGGCTAACAGTTCTAGCACCTGCAGTTGGGCGGCATCCTTAGGGATGTTTTGTACCCCTGGCTTACGACCCACAGTTGCCCCCAATAACGCTGATTTAACGGTGCCTGTAAACGGGCAGAGTATCCCCAATATAATTATAAATTATAAATACTATATAGGAGGAGCGGAGTCTTAAACGGAGCGACTCCGTATATTATATATATACTATAGATAACCTGTTCAAAGTACTAAAACCGAACAGATAGGTTATAATTACGCTCATTCTGAGCGTATAATATATATATATCCCCCCTATTATATAACAGAAAATTTCTAAGGGACAGTACAGTACCACACCGAGCCTCGCTTAATAACCTCTGGGTCATAATCTCACTCTCTCCTATCTGGTCTGTGGGTATTGCAGGCAAAGACTAAGGCTAATAGTGGTGATTAGACTATCCAATAAACATATTTTAGGGGGGTATAAAGATAAATATAAATGCAAAAGCAAAACAAGATTAAAGGACTAAAGGCTTTTATAGAATTAAAAGACAAAAGCAAAAGATAAAGGACTAAAGACAATTTAACCCAACACAAACCTTTTGCCGACACGCCCGACCTCGTTGCTCAGGGAACTCTCAGGAAACTATCAGCAACCTAACTGCGAAAAATCGAACAGGCGTTCGAATAATCGGTGTGATGCGACTCACAAAAATACTTTAAGAAATGTTGCAAATGGGCTTGCAATATGCCTAACAAAATGAGAGGATAATCCAGTAATCAAATAGATTACAAAGTGTATTAAATTAATACACTAGTCCGAAAGGTAAAAAAAATGACAACAGCAACAAAAGCAAAAGCACCAAAAGTATCCGCAACAGTTTCAAATGTAGTTGTAGACGCTTATTCAAAACTGGTTAATTTAGAGGGTGAGCAAGGTTTCATTTCTCTATGTGTAAAACGCCTAAAGGCAAATACCTCAAGCGTTAGAGATATCCAAGCCAGTATCGATAAGGCAGGTGGAACAGCACCTACAATCCGCAAGGCTCATGTCCAGTATTTTATCACCATGCAAGAAATCTTGGACACAGTTGCAGGTGCAAAATCCCAGCCAATATCCGAGTTATTGAAAATGGCTCAAAAGGTGCAGACCGCAAATGGTAAAGAAAATGTTTCAGATGTTTTAGCAGAGGTAAAGGATTATGCAGAACTAGTTGCAGAAACCCCAAGCCTTGAGCAAACCCGCACACGCAAAAATGCAACAGCACCAAAAGCACCTGCCAGCGTGGAAACTATTTTCACTAAGACAGTTAGCGACCTAAAAGCCCTAAAGGGTAATGGCTCATGGGATGTAATCAAGACCAGCGACCTGCAAACCCTTGCAACCCTTAACGAATTGTTAAAGGTAATCGCAAGAAACTCAGCACCAGTAAAAGCCAAGTAAAGAAACCAAATAGCCCGCCCCTAAAAAGGCGGGTTATTTTTTTGCCCAAAAACAACACGCCCGAGTGCGTTGTAAAATTTTGCCCAACACAAACTTTCCATAAGTGCGAGGAGTGAGCGCATTGACTAGAAAAAATCCGCCAACACAAACTTTTGCGGGTATGGCGTGGCGTGTGCGCTGATGGGCGGATGGCTAGTATGGCGTGGCTCATAGGCGGATGGGTGTATTAAATTAATACAGATTAAAACCCGAATATCCTTGACTTCTTGGGAGATGAGAGTATAGTTATCTTATGAGGTTAATTACCGATTACAGAGTGTATTAAATTAATACACCTGCTGAACGAGAGGATAGGTCATGAACGCAACAGAGTTTATTAACTCTTTTGATGAGGTTGCAGAGTTTACTCAGCAATTACTTCGTGATGAGATAGAGCGCAATAAGCAAGAGCAAGCAAATCGTAATCGTCCGAACTACGATTATCTAAAGGCTATGGGGTTGCTACCATGAGTGGCGACGATATGGCTTTAGATTTTATGAGCGAAGATGAGATTGCCGAGATTCTCGCCACAGAGGAGTTATTAGAAGTTGATATGGACACCTTTGACGAGGATGATGATTTGCTTATGGATGCTGAGTTGGACTCGGACACCAACTAACGGCTGGATAGTCCACGCTGGTGCGTTATACGCAGGTTCGATTCCTGCGGTGGACACTAGTGTATTAAATTAATACACTTAACTAACGAAGGGTAGTATATGTACATAGAGGTAAGCGATACAATAGCAATTATTATTGCATTGACTATCAGCACCACGCTGGTAATCACTACTGCAATTAAAAATGCTAAACTTATGCGTGCTTTGCGTGAGTTAAATGTCAAGTAGAGAGGTAGACTTCGCTAATGATGTTATCCTTGCGTTATCTAGGGATGAACTAGAAACTATACGGGAAGCATTACGGCAATTCTCTATGCATAATACAAGGCATGGGTTTGAGGCTCGTGCCATAAATGCTGATGCTTTACGGGATAAGATTGTGAACATCATCCTTGATAGTGTTCAGCGTAGACTTGACAAGTCCGAGGAACTAGTGTAAATTAGTTCATGTAAGTCAGTAAGCCTAGTGTATTAAATTAATACATTAGATTCCAAGAGAGGATAGGTTATGGATACTATTGATGAAGTAGAAGTCAAGCAGAGTTGTATTGCTTGCAATACTGAATTAGATAGTACAGATGATAGTGCATTTACAACCCGTAGCGGTGATGTTGTCTGCGAAAGTTGTATGGTTCTATGCGAGAGTTGCGAGGACATACTATCTGTTGATGATGACTATAATTCAGTCGAAGGACAGACTTGGTGTGAAACTTGCACTAATAATAACGCTCATTGGTGCGACCTGTGCGATAGTTATTTTACAGGTTATACCTATGGCACAGATGATTGTAATGACACTATGTGTGAGAGGTGTTATGAGAATAATACCACTTACTGTGAGGATTGTGATGCTACCTATCTAAATGGTTGTGAGTATAACCATGATGAGGATGTTGATACTAGGTTAGTTCATGATTACTCATATAGACCTGACCCTAAATTCCATAGTTCCGAGGATGAGAATACTAGGCTTTACTTTGGAATTGAGGTTGAGACAGAAGTCCGAGGCGGTAGTTATGAAAACCGCAGATATGCAGCCGAGTATGCAGTTAGATTGGAACATGAGGGATTAGCCTATCTGAAGTCTGATGGCTCACTTGAGTGTGGGTTTGAGATAGTGTCCCATCCAATGACCCATAATTATTTCATGAACAAGGCTAGTGTGCTATGGAATACCATAGGTACTCTTAAGTCTGATTATGACATGATGGCGTGGGGTACAAAGACTTGTGGTTTGCATATTCATATATCTCGTGCTGGATTCAATGGTGGTTCACACCAGCATAGATTCTTGCAATTAGTGTATAACAACAAGGATTTCTATGAGGTGCTTGCTGGTAGGTCATCTAGTCATTGGGCTAAATTTGATGATAATGTTGACCCTAGTACTGGGCAAAAATCTCTTAAGCATAAGTTCGAGAGGGGTGGTAGCGATAGATACGCTGCCGTCAACACAAACAATAGGCAAACTCTGGAAATGCGTATATTCAGAGGTAGCCTAAACACTAGATTCATCAAGTCCTGTATTGACTTAGCGCATGCCAGCGTTGAGTTTACAAGAGTGATGAGTGTTCCCGAAGTCCGAGAGCACAAGTTAGACTGTATTAATTTAATACAGTATATCCGAGAGAGAGTAGAGTTATATCCTTCTCTTAATCAAAGATTAAATGCAATGTCCAATGTAATAGATAAGATAGAGAGGAAAGAATATGTGCCTGTTGGTAGTAAGTTCTCCGAATAGTACACCGAAGCGCAAAGACTTAGAGTGTGCTTCATGCAATAATCCGCATGGCTTTGGCTATGCGGTAATTGCTGGTAATAAAATTATTACTGGCAAGGGTATGTCTGCTAAGAAAATCATCAAAGAGTTCCTAGCGGTGCGTAAGCAATACCCAAATAGTTATGCTATGTATCATGCTAGATTTGCTACGCATGGTGTTAAAAACGAGGAGAATTGTCATCCATTCAAAGTGGATGGTAGCGACCTCACATACTTAGCGCACAATGGCATACTAGATGTACATATTGAGCCTAATGATAAGCGTAGTGATACTCGCATAT